CAAGATACAAGTATGCAACTACAGAAGAGTTTTCTAAAGGATTAAAAAAACAATTTAAAGATTCTTTAACAGATAAGCTAAACAAACAAGAACAAAAAGCTTTAGAAGAATATATAGCTTCAAGTTCAGGTATTGAAAATCCAGAATTATTTAAATTAGGAAGCAAAGATGTTAAAGAAGCTGATTTAGTTTTATTTCAAGAAAAAATGAAAAGTATTCCGTTTTTAGAAATAAAAAGTGCAGCTAGCATTCAAGCTAAATCTAAATTAATAAGAAATATTGAAATAAATGGTCAAAAAGTGCTAACGCCTAAACAACAAGAAAATGTTATGAAGTTGTTAGGATTTAAAAATAAAACTTTATGGGGCGCTACTGTTGAACAGTTAAAAGGTTATAGTGATATAATAAATTCTACACGTATGCCTAACCAAACTAGAGCGGCAGGAATAGCAGAATCGGCAACAACTGGCCAACTTTCAGATATAATGAAACAAATGGATGGTTTAGTAGGTGATGCCGCAAAAGCTGCTTTACCTGTAGGTGCTGTTATGAGAAAATTAGGTCTTAAAGATATAGCTTCTAAAATGGAAGACCATATATCAGTAGAATTAAATCATGTTGGTAAATTTATATTGTTTGAAACAGCGGGTGAAAGAACATTAGGTAAAAGAACTTTTGGTAAAGCTAAAGAACATTTATACTTAATGGATGTTGAACGCTATATAGAAAGAAAAGATTTAGGGCTATTAACAAGAGCTGAACAAAAGTTTATAGATAAAGCATTTAAAAGTGATTGGGTTATAGAAAAAAATGGAAAATTAGTAAAAAACTCTAAATACAACGGTGCAAAATTTAAAGATGCTATTAATTTAAACACTCCTCAAGGTAAAGTAGTAGAATCTTGGGTTAATTATACAGATTATGTATTCAAAAATTTTAAAGAATCAGTTAAAGCAAATTTAAGTGAAACTGAATATCTTAATTTTGTTGAAAATAATAATATAAATTGGATTAGAGACAATATTTATGTTTCAAGATTAGTTACAGACAAATTTAAAAAAGTATTTAATTTAGGTGGTAAAGCTTACGATAAACTTATTGAAAAACAAACTGCTCCGTTAGCTGAAAAATTAGCTAAAAAGAAATTTAATACAGATAAACCAACTGATGAACAAATTGGAAATGTTTGGGAAGATGCGCAAATGCATGTAAGAAATGATATTGCTGATATGCTACAGTTTAACAAAGGAAAACATAGCACAAGATTCTTAAAGAAAAGACATACAAAATTACCTGAATTTGTAGAAATAGATGGCAAAAAAATTAAAGTGTATGAAACTGGCTATGAAAATACTGTTAAAAAATATGCTCTTGGAATGTCTAAGTTTATGGCAAATACAGAAGTATTCCCAGAATTTGTTAATTTAAAAGGTATGAATTTCCCTGGTAGAAAAGATGCAATTAATAAATTAATTACCGCTAACAATAAATGGGGTCCATGGGCAAGAGATAGGGTAGAACATCAACTAGGATATTTACAAAAGCCTGGAGATTATCGAAGTACTACTGCTAAAATAATGTCAGATGCAGCTCAAATATTAGCAAAAACACAATTATCTTTTCCAACCTCTGGACTTAAAAACTTAATTCTTGGACAGTCTGCAACACTTCAAGCTTTTAGAATGAGAGATTATCTTGCTGGCCTAGCTAAGGTTATGAGCAAAGAATTTAGAGATGAAGTAAAGGGAACAGGTGCAACAGAGATTGGTTTGAGACATATACAAGATTTAAAATTTGGAAAAGCTAATAAAATTTTAGAAAAAATATTCTGGTTTGGTGGTATGAAGCCTACAGAAAATATTAATAGATATATATCTATCGCTGCTAGTAAAGTTCAACAAAATAGATTAGTAGAAATAATTAGTAATAAAAAACATTCTTCAAATAAAAGAAAAAAAGCAGAAAGAAGATTAGAAGATTTTTATTCTATTTCAAAAGAAGAGCTAGGTCTGCTCAAAAAATATGGAATGTCTGGAGTAGACGATGTTTCATTTAGTTCAAATTTTGCTAAAAGTAAAGAACGTAGGACTATGCAAAACATTTACAACAAAATGAACTCTATGGCTCATATAAAAACTCAAGGTGCTTCTTTATCTTTCTTTATGCCTGAATGGGCAGATGGAAAATTTTTAAGACCATTAACATTATTTAAAAGAATGGCTTATGCCCATACAGTTAATTCAGTGAATAATTTTAAATTAGCATATAAAAATGGTAACATGGTAAAAATGGGAATGCATTTATTAGGACCATATCTTACTGGAACAGCTTTAATAGCAGTTTATGATAGTTTGTTTGACCAAAAACCTCCAACTGAAAATTCAGCAGCATGGTCACATATGAAATATGTTTTTATGAGAGGTGAGTTTTTAGGTGTTTTATCTGATTTTATGAAAATGTTTGAAGGTGAAAGCGCTCAACAAACTGTTTATCCAGCTTTATATAATTATTTAGTGACAGCTGCATCTACTGCATTAAAACTTTCAAAAGGGCAAATGAACTGGGAGCAAAGTGGGGAAGAAATGTTGAAAACAACATTTGGAGCTTATCGTGGAATGATTAAGTTAGCGGACAAAAACGAAAACCAATACAAAGTTCGTGCAAGAAGATTTAGAAACCTGTGGTATGAGTTTTTAGATGAAACTTATCCTAATACATTAGATGACAGTATTGGTGAAAGAAAATTAACTAGAAGAAGTCCTTATTATGCAGATTTAAAAACTGTTTTTGAAAATGGTTCAGCTAAACAATTTACTAAACAATATTATATAACAGTTGCAGCTGTTGCTACAAGTTTTTGGAATGAATCAATGAACAGTGAAGCTAAATCAGATACTTATGCTAGCATTGAAGATGCTTTTAAAATGGCAGAAAGAACAGTAAATGCAAAAATAACTACATTTAACCCTAATCCTGGAAGTTTTCTAAAAATTAAAAAAAGTCAAAGTAAAAAAGATAAATTTAAAAACGCAAAAAGAGCAATTGCATGGAACAAATGGTTATCCAAAGACCCAGCAAAAGCTAAAGAATATTTAAAAGAATTAAAAACTTTAGAAGCTGCTTATTGGCTTAAAAGAAGAAACTTTGAAAGAGAACTGAAATTATTAAAAATGAAATAGTTCTGTTCTTGGTATAAGCGCCATTTGACTAGCATTAAAATCTCCACCCATAACAAGTTTTAGTTTACCTTTTTCTTTTAAATCAATTATTTTTTTCTTTAAATAATCAACACTAAATATATATCCGCCTACAATTTTATCATTATCAGATAATAAATGTATCCAAATACTAGAACCAGTAGTAGATATACCACTAGGATTTCCTTTGTACCTTATCTCTACTGCTATATTACCAGTAGTTTTCCAAAGGTCTCTCTCTGTTTTAACTTCTATTTTTGTGTTTCCGTTCTGTAAATCCTCAACGAATTTTTCACCCATTTGGCCAAATTCTAAATCAAGGTCGAACTTTTTCATTTCTTCATATTTCAACGGTATTAACCTCCCATCATATGTTATTAATTCCAAGTCTCCAAAGACTTTGTGTATATCAAGTAGTTTTATCAAGACCGTACTTCGCAATCATGATAGCATCTGCAGTAGCTAATGTTGGTACACCTTTCCAACAATATGCCATGTATTCATTTTTATACATTAATTCTTTAGCTAAATGTTTTATATGGTTTTTTCTTTCTTGCTTTGATAATCCTGTAGGGACTTTACAATGTTTCATCCATGTAGCAGGAATAACGTATTCTGGCTCTATACCAAAAGAAGATATAACTCCTTCCCATTGCCCATAGTTTTGAGCAAATGTAAATACTGAAACTCTCCCATCAGATGGTCTTGCCCAGACTTTTTCTAAAAACACCCTTATGGATGAAGGAGACACTTCTTCTATCATATCTTTGAATAGGGAAGACATTGACAGCGGGTTATCTGGGCATTTTACAGACCATAATCTATTTTCTTCTATCATACATATACCCCCAGATTTTCCTGGGTCTATGCCTATAATTTTATTGGAATGGTAATTCTCTTGTTGCATCTTGCTCCTTTGAATGTGGTATTGACCAGTTATCGTATATAGTACAGATGTCTCCATTATAATGTAATGTCATTTCTGAAGATTCACCGTACCTTACTTTACTTGCTATTAATCTAATTTCATTTTTTGAATGCATAGCAGGGTCTACTTTATAAGAATAAAATACAAAGAATACATTCTCTGCTACCTGCTCTATTGCTCCCGATTCTGCAAGGTCAGATAATTGAGGTCGTTTAGCTTCTTTGTTTCTAGACTCTAAAGAACGGTTTAATTGAGAGGCCAAAATTACAGAACAATTAGTTTCTTTTGCAAGCCATTTATATTCATTGCAAATTCTTTCTAACTGTAATCTTCTTTCAGTTTCTCTTCCAGCTGGAGTTACAAGCTGTATATAATCATCAATTATAACATCTGGTTTAAACTTTTTAACTTCAGATGATGTTTTAGATAAATCTCTAATGTTATCAAACATAACAAACTTTTCTTCATTATATTTTTCAGCAATTATCCTACTAGCTTCTTTAAGTTGATTAATAAAACTTGTATTAGTTTTATCAACAATTCCTTTTCTTACATCTTTATAATTTAATCTTGGGTTTTCTATACAGATTAATTTTTTAATTACTTCACTATTAGGAAGCTCCCTATTAAAAACAGCTACTTTATAACCACCTTTAATAAGTGAAGCTAAAAGATTAACAAGAAATGTAGTTTTTCCATGACCTGGCCTTCCACCAACTATAGTAATCTCTCCCCTTGTTAAACCTCCAGCAAGTGCATCTATTTCCCTGTAGCCAGTTTTAATCATTTTTTTGCTACCTTGCTTCATAGTATTAAAAGTCTCAGTCATAGCCTTATCTATAGTAAACTTTTCACCAGGCCTTACCCTAATAAGCTCTCCCATAAGTGAATGTGCTTGATTGATTAAGCCATATACATCTCCACCGTGAAACAAAACATCTTTTTTTATATTTTCAGTTTCATCCATTATTTTTCTAAGTAAATATTTCTCATATATAGATTGAGAATAAGCTTCAATCATACCATATCCACAAGCATCAGATGTTATATCAACAACATATCCAGTTGTTATACCATTGTTCATATCATCTGTTGTTATGGAAGCGCAAAGAATTGCAGTATCTAAATTCTTTCCATCTTTTATCATTTTGCTTAATTTAATCCATAGCGCCTGTGCTTTCTTTTGGCTAAAAACTTTTGGCTCTGGAATGTATTGTTCTATCAAACTATATTCTTTAGGATAGAATATAAGTCCTCCTAATACCACATTTTCAGTGGCAACATCCGTCATGTCTCCCATTTTTTCTCCTTTTTAGTTTTGTTCTTTTTCTAAAGTCAGATTATATTCATCTACTAATTTATCAATTTGTACTTCACATACTTTATAAATCATACCTACATTTGTAGGCACTTCTTCAAGGGGTCTACCTTTTAAATATATTCCCCAACTATTTTCTGTTAGTATCTTTTCTAACATTTTTTTGTTTAACATCAGTCTCCTTCCTTTTCTTTAAAAAGTTTTCAAATTTCTTACCATCTTTTTTATAATCAATGTAATCAATAAAAGTATAAGCTATTCCTTCTAATCTATTTTCAAGACTACTTACTGTCATTATTAGATTTTCTAGTACTTTTTTTATTTCCATTGCTGTTGGTTTTTTTCTGCTCATCTTTCTTTACCTCATTTAATATGTCTTGTAGTATATCCTTTAGTTTTGATACCTCTTGTTTTAAACTTAAAATATCTTTTTCCATGTCTATTGCTCTTCCCATTGCTTACCTCTTTTCTTTTGTTTGTATGAATGCCAATTTTGTTGTTTTGCTGTTTTTTCTCTATGACAGTTTGCGCATAAGATAATGCATTTTTCGATTTCCTTTTCAAGACTTTCAATTGAATATCCGTGTGTTGCCATAGTCGATAAATCATTTCTTTTCGTTTTCGGGTCAATATGGTCAAATTCCAAGACGATAGGATTGCTTTCACCGCAAGAAGTACAAGGATTACTAAGCTTAAATTCATAAATTAAATTCCTTCCATCTTTTTTATATTTAGCAGTATTCCTTTTTGTCCTAGCCAAATAAACATCTATATTATCCCTATAGTGCTGTCTTGAATATTCATTTGTACACTGTTTACATTTAGTGCTTCTTCTACCACTTTTTTTATCCTTCCAACTATAATTCTTTATTAATATTTGTTTTTTGCATGTACAACATGGTTTACTTTTTCTTTGACTCATTTTCCTCCACCATTCCCCACATTAAGAAACAATAAACTATAATATCCGTCAATCTACCTCTTACGTCTTCCCTCTGAGAATGATGTCCATCTACATAAGCACAAAGACCATCAACATGTTTTATCATATATGTCAATAAAGCTTTTTCTCTATTTACCCCAACAAAAGATGCCACCCTTTCAAAATTAGCAAAAACATTATCCACATCTCTAGCATATTCTTTTTGCCCCGCATCTCTTGTGGCAATAATTTTATCCATTATTTTAGTCATTAAGTCCTGCATCTCTTTTTTAAGCATTGCCCATCTCTTTCCTTTTTCTATAAGTGCTATGAACTAAATATTCTGAACCTACCATTACACTTAATGGCCATCCATTTGGGCTTTTTTCAAGTTCTTTTCTATACATTTTAATTCTAGTCCACGTTTTGTTCTTTTTGTTCATTTTATCTCCTTTTAAATTAATTCTATAATTCTTTTAATAATTGCGTATGAAAACGCTATTCCAACTGATACCATCACTCCATATAAAATAAAATTCCCCCAACTAATCATCTTGTCCCTCTAAAGGTAAATAACATTCATATGTAGCCTCACATTTGCTACAAGAAAAATTACTTACAATACCTTCTCCTTCCATTCCATAATCTTCATAATCATGGTCTCCGCCCCATATAATTTCATTTTTACAATGCCAACATTTCATATTTTCTCCTTTTTAAAATATGGGAGATTCTGAAAGGTGGGTAAAGAACTGCGGTAGAGAGGACCACAAGAAACCACCCATGTATTCTCACGATATACATAATCTCCCATAACTTTATCTTTTTATATGTCTATAGACTGTGGCTCTTGAAACACCAACAATCCTACTTATTCTGTCGCCTTTAAAACCAACATTATACAAAACATTGATAAAAAACTCTCTAGGCTTCCCAACTCTCGTATACCTTCTTTTAGAATGGGATTTCTGCATCTTTTTTAACCCCTCCTTCCCACTCTTTTACGAATTTAACAACGTAAGGTGTTCTTTCTTGACCTTCTTTGTTTTTATACGGTTTTCCAGCATCTATAACAGCAATAACTGGCTTTCCATCTATATCATCAGCTTTAAGCGGTGGTAAAACTTGAACTTCTACATCTTCACCTTTCATTTTAACAACTTTTCTTGGTATTTCAACACCAATAGTTTCACAAAAGTTAAAGTATCTTTTATTGCCAGCAGAATTAGATTCAAACTTTTCACCTTTTTTCGGCTCTATAAATCTAAAAATACCATCTGACTTATATGTGCGACCAACATATTGTTTTCCTTCGTATTCCTCACCTTTATTTGATTTGTATTTGCTTTCAGATGTTTTAGCATCTACAACAAATTCATAGTTATATACTAGAGCTTTAAAAGTTTTTCCGTCTCTAGTCCAAGACACTTCTCTTGTAGAAGCTTCTTGCATATGTCCATAAAATTCACCTCTAACATTTGGTGCATTTTTAGGTTTTTCTGTTGTTTCTTCACCTGCGACAAAGAAACTCTCTGTATCATTTAACATGTCGTCAAACATTTTAGATGTCTCACTCATTATTTTTCTCCTTTTTGATTTTTAATAACAGTTTTACAATGTCCTAAACTTTTCTCATAGTTTGCTTCATTTACCTTACCTTCTTCAATAGCTTTAAGAATTGTTTTCTTTGTTGCCTCGTCTTTAATTTTGTTGGCAAGTTTAGTTAATTCCTGTTCCTGTTCTTCTGTTATATTGTCGGGTAAATCTTCGCCCGCAAATAACACAAGGCCAAGCCCATGCAGTGCTATTGCTTTTGCTAAACACCTCTGTATAGAAGTGTTTATTTGAAATGCATTAGGTTTTTCTATCGTTTTATTTTTATTGTCAAGAACAGGATGTATCTGTGTTCTTGTAATATCATCAATAGTAACACTAACTTTTACATAATAACCTGTGATGGTTTCCATGTAAGGCATTCCTTCGTATTCATGTACTTCCCAAGTTGCCTTTGGAAATACTTTTAACATCTCTCTTACTGCATGCGCCCAAGACAAGTAATCAAACTTACCTTTTTGCTCCGCTAATTTAGAGATGTCAACGTCTTTTAGAGTTTGAAATACACTCATGCTTATCTCCTTTACTTTTTCTTAAAGAAAGGTGGGTTACAATGGTCAAGAAATCTACAATAATTGCAGTTCCAATCCTCAACAGGACTGAATTTTTCTCTAAACATTGGAAGACCTTTCTTGTGTTCTTCGTTTACGTTAGTCCAAAATGCTTTTGCTCTATCAAGCATTTGCATTGGTACTTGGTGCGCTCTCATTCTAGAATTGTCTTTATTGTAATAATAAAGCCACATACTATCAAGCCTACCAAATTTTTCTTTAAGTGCTAAACCATATGTCCCCATTTGAAGTTCTTGATGAATAGAAGCATTGGCATCATAATATTTTCTACCAAATTTCCTAGACCAAGAATAACTAGCCATAGTTTTAAAGTCTATAAGATGAACTTCACCACTAATTTCACCAACCGCTACTAAATCAAAGAAACCTCTGACGTTTAAGGAATCAATAGAAACCTCACCTTCAATATGAAAAACAAACTTTTCTTTTTGTATATTCTTTATATCTTTTTCTTTACTATATATAGATTCTTCATATGTAGTATTACTACTTGTAGTATTACTATATATAGTAGTATCGGAAAGAGCTAGCTGTAAATCATCATGTACAATTGTACCTAAACGCATGATTCTAGATGACCTTTCATTAGCAGGGTTTGTAGTCGGGGCAAGTTCAATAGATTCGTAATATAATTTCCTAGAACACGTACCAGCTCCAGAAGCGTGATAATGATGTTCTCTATCTTTATATCTTTCTTCGTAGTTTTCTTCGTTCTTTTTTACTATGTGGTCGTTATAGATTTTCTCTATATCAACAGGACATTGGTTTTTCAAAATATTCTCCTATTTTTCAGTAACAAATGATTCGATAAGTTCTGTTATTGCTTTATTCATAGAAGTTCCTCTAGAATAGCAAGTTCCTTTGAATTTATTCCAAAGATTCTTATCCATATTTGTTATAATTACGTTCTTTTTTGTATTATTCTGTTCTTGATTCTCATGATTTCTCATCATTTAAGTTTTTCTCCTTTTCTTTTAGTATAGACGGGAAATAAATTTGCTAATATTCCCCGCATATACTTGTATATTTTATTAATGCTTGAACTAGTAAGCAAGTATTATCTTTTATTAAAAGAATTTAATATTACTTCAACAAATGCTAGTATAACTATTATCATTAAAGCAGACTTAATAATTGTTTCTATCATTTAGCCTCCTTTATTAATTTACCATGCTTCATATTACATTCTTCTTCAATCCAAGCCATAGCACTACATATTTCGTCCCATATATCATCATGGTTATCTACACCTTCTGAAATACAATTTTCTCTGTAATCAGATAGTATTCCCCATATGTAATCTACTGATTCAACCACATCAAAATTTGTAGGTGGCTTTGCTTTAATTATTTTCATTTAGCCTCCTTTTTCGGTATTTGATGCTCTCCAAAGATATTAATAAATATTTCTAAAACATCTTCATTGTCCCAAGAATCCCATCCCATTGTTCCAAATAACAATGTTTCATGTAATTCTTTTTGTGACATTGACTCAGCCTCTCTGCGAGCCAACATATCTTTCATTTCTGCATAATTAGGTTTTTTCATTTTTCCTCCTTTAGGCTTTTTATATTTACAAAAACAACATCTGCTAGTTTATTATATCTTATTTTAGCTTTATTAATATTTAGTTCTAATAAATCTTCTCTATTTGTAGCCATACCAAAACCAAAATTAAAATCATTAACCCTAAAATCCTTATTTTCTGCAAATGCTTTTATAACGTCTTTTTTATTTTTATATATTCTATAAGTTTCATGTATTTGTATTGATTTGTTACTCATTTATTTTTCTCCCTTTTTTAAAAACACTATCAACATAATCAAAAAATTCATTCACTCCAAATACATCTTCATCAAACAAGTGTTTAGAATTGGCTTTACTTGTTTGTTCTATCGCTAACCTCATATTTATCCAATGATTAATAGTGTCCCAATCTTGTGTAAATATGTATTGTTTTCCCATATCCTCAAAAACACCAATTTCTTCTAAAGTATTTTGAGAAGTTTCTCCATCTTTAAAGTATTTCTCTATTATTTTATCATCCATCTATTCTCCAATCGTCTTTTGATAGCATTATGTATGCAATCGCCATTACAGCTATTGCTATTGCTATTATTGTTATTGTTGTTATGTTCATTCACCTCTCCATTCTTTTAGTCTATAATCATAAACATTTTTAGTTTTAACTTGTGGTTTAGGTTGTTTTTTATTTACTTGTATTTCTTCATGTGCTTGTGTTAAAGCCCATTGAGCCTCACTTATATGCAGACATTCTAGACATTTCTCATCATCAAGAATTTTACATTCTTTTTGGTGTTCTATAATCCATTTCATTTTTCCTCCTCTATCTCTACATATTCCTCTGTTATTTCACCAACTCGCTTCAACAACATAGATTCTAATTCTATCCATATTTCTTGTTGTAGGTATAATTGCATTGCCTGTCTTAAAGGCTCTCTATCTTTTTCTTCAGAAGCATACCATTCAATAAAGTTAATTATTATTAACTCTCTTATTACATATTGATTTCCAACTATTTCATCATCGTATTTCATTTGGCTTCCCCCAATATTTTTCAGGTTCATCATCATTTAAATCACAAGCAATTAATATGTCATTTAAAATTCTAAGCCTATGACTATCAAAATCTTCGCCTATATAAGTGTTAATAAAGTCATTTGTGCTTTCTTCTATCCATTTCAACCTTTGCTTTAATTGTTCTTTTTTCATTTACTCAACTCCTCTGCTTTTTGTAAGATTTCTATAACTTCATCTATGGTATAATAAATTTCATGAAAACTTATTCTATTATCACCATATTCATTAAAACTCGCTATTTTTTCTTTGCGTTCTAGTATTACAAAGTTCTTTATTTTTTTCATTAATCTAACCTCGCCTCTCCACTTAAAACCATAGCATCTCCAACTATGGTTCTGTTTGCTTCTTCTGTTGCATCTACATTTATTGGTTTACCTTTTAATAAACCTTCTTCATCTACAACTATTTGTTTATTTCCGTAATGGACTATCTCTATGTATCCACCTACAAATTCCTGACATTTTTCTAATGTAGGTTTTTCATCTTTCTTATCAAGATACAAAGTTAAGTGTTCTGCGTTTTCGCTTGATAGTAACATTCCCATTTTACTCTCCTTTTTGTTTTATTTGTTTAGGATTAAATACCATTTTTAACCAAAATGGATATACTTCATCTCCTCTATCAAAATCAGTTATAAAATCATTTATTGTGAACCAACCTTCAGGATTTTTAGGTTCAATATTACATATAAGTTCTCCAAATTTATTATCGTAACTATACACATTAATACTATCACCATGTACTCCAACAAAAACTGCTTCGTCAAAATATTTTTGAATTGATTTATTTAAAGATAAAGCAATAGGACAATCACACTCATCCTGCTTTACACCTTCTTTAATATGTTTATTATTTACTTTCATTAGTACTTCTTTCATTTTACTCTCCTTTTTTATTAAAATACTGATATTATAAAACTTTCTTCATTTATTGGTATTACTATTGTTTCATTTTCTATATCTTCAATTGTTTCGTATTCTTTACCATATTCATCTTGAAATTCTTTTAGGTTATCATACTCGCAATATTCACAACAAAGCCCGATAACATCAAGTTCTATCTCTTCCCCTGTTGCATCTTCAAATTCCTCTAAATGCTCAAATAAGGCTGTTAATCCCTCATATGTGAATTGATTAGGTCTAAACTTCATAAACGCATCTACAAATGCTTGTTCATTGATTACTATTTTCATTTATTTTGCCTCACTTTCTTTTGGGAACATTAATCCATTTTCCCATCTTGTTAGTTCATTATTGTATATTCTTCCATGAATTATTGACGCTAATCTATATCTATGATTATCATCTAGACTCGCATACCAATCGCCAAAATTATCCTGCATCATTTTAAATTTACCAATTGCATAACCACCATAATCTTCTTCTTTTGTTCTGTTGTGCATTTGCTTCATATATTCATCTCCCATAACATTAAATGCCCATTTTCTAGTTTCGTGTATTATTTCTGATATTTCTTCTATTTTTCTATCTTTATTTGTTGGTTTGTAATTGTTATGATAGTCTATTTTTGTTATTTCTTTTTCTTTCATTTATAAGTCTCCTGTTTCTCTTAAATGAACATTTATTGCCCATTGTATTTCTGTTATTTTCATTTCTACATCATGTATATCAATATCTTGTTTTATGCTTTCTAATTCTTCTAAAATATCTTTTTTAGTAGGTTGATTTATAAAATACAATTTTGTTCTCATTTTATTTGTTCTCACTTTCTTTTTTTTCGATTAACAAGGCTATTTGATTATAGCTTAAATTTTCCATAATTTGCCCATAATACCAACAAATATCATCTATTTCTGATTTAGTATAGCAATTATAAAAGTTCATTTTATTGCTCCTTTAGTTAGTTATTATAAGTTTATCCGTTTTGAACATTATGAATTTCATCATCAGTTAGTTCAATATTATAATCTTGTTTAAATTGTTCTTTAAGTTTTATAACGAAATCTTCTTTATTTTTCGCCTCAAAACTTGTTCCCCAATCTATTCTAATATTTGCATAGTATTCTTTCATTTTATTCCTCCTCACTTTCACAATAACATTCATCTATTTCTTCTTCACAATCATCACAACATTCATACTCTTCTTCTTCTACTTCAAGTGGATACCAAAACTCTAAACAAAAACTATTCCAACAATCTATATCGCCACATATATATGTTCCGTATGGTGTTTCTGATATTTCTACTTCTGTTGAATCTTGCCCACAACCATATTCACATTTATATTCTTTTGCACAAATCCCATTAACTACTTCTCTTTTCTTTAACATATTATTCCCCTTCCTCTTCAAATATGCTCTCACCTCTTATACAATTAAAAATCCATTTAGGTGGAACATTTTTCATTTGTTCCTTTTCATCTGTTTGAAACACATGTTTTTCTATTGCAACAATAACTGCCATTGCACCTGTTAAATAATCTATTTCAGATTCATTTGAGCCACGTCTAATTCTTGTCTTTAATGTAGCTTCTACATCTTTTATTATTTTTTCAGCTAATTGCTTATCCATTTTCTTTTCCTTTTCTTTTAAGATTGTTTTTTTTCATATAGTTTATTTGTTTTCTTTTAATTATTAATTTTTCTTTTAATGTTTTTATTTCTTTTTCTAAATCTTCATATGATTGTGGCGGGAACATTTCTGTAACCTCTGAATCCACAACCCATTTTATTTCTTTATCTTTTTTCATATTATTTTCCTTTTCTTTTATTTTCTGTATTGTTCTTTTAAATTGTTCCAATTTGCATGTATATATTTATCTGTTAATGTTACTACAAATGGAAAAAATGAGCCTTCAAAGTATTTTATCCAATAGACTCTATCTTTATATATAAATTGGCTTAAATCAGCATCTACTTGCGGGAATACGCTATATTCTGATTGGCTTATAAGTTTTCTTTTTTCCATTGCTTTTAAAGTTCTTCTATCTTTTACTATTTTCCATTTATTAAAATTTCCTATTATCATATTGATATAAAAAAAACCCGCACAAATTAATGTACGGGCTTTAGTCCTCTCTATTTATTGTTGGTTATGAGCTTGAAAGTTATTCATTAGTTTTTTAGCAGGTGCTTTTTTTTCTACTTCTGTATCTGCCTCAACTTTTACTTCTTCTAGCTCTTTTATTTTTGTTCCCCATTGGCCTGTAATGTTTGTAGCATCATTAACACGAGTTTCTGCTTCATCACAATAACCAATTGCTTCTTCTGCTTGGTCTCTAACATCTTCTGCATGATAACGGGCATCATTAATATTAGAGTTTGCTTTTTCTACTGCATAAGTTACTTCTTTTATTTCTTCAATAGTAGCAATGCCAGTGTTCGCAGAATTATCTAAATCAGTTACTACTTTTACAAGGTTTATTCTTTCAGTTTCTAATAAATCACATAATTTATCCACTAGTTTACTATCATCTATTAGTCCTTGAATTGCTCCTGTAACATTTCTCGTAAAATCATTCATTTTTTTTCTCCTTGTTTATTATAGGATTATTGCGTTGTTGCAATATGATAATATAGATATAATATACTTAATAAACAAAATAAATAAATATATGTATATATATAGAAAAGTGTTATATTAGATGAGTGTAACAAAAAATAAAAAGGAGTAATTATGAAAAAAACAGCGTTTGTAATTCTTAAAGATAAAATAGACTCTGCTGATGTTAGAATGACTAAATTCAAGAGTAAAATATATAGTTATAATTTTGAGCTAAGAATAAAGATTCAAACTCTTGAAGATAAAATAGAAAAATTACAAAACAAGTTAAATGAAAAAAGGAGTAAATAATATGTTTGAAGATGAAACAGGATTAATATTATGCCACTATTGCGAAGAAGAAGCAGTAATAACTATTACAGGCATTAGTGACATGTATCTATGTGATGATGCACATTGTGCGCAACAATGCTTATATAGTGAATTAGGTGAAGAATCTATTGAGTATTAATAGGATAACTTATAAAACAAGTGAATAATAAAAAGGAGTATATAATAATGAAGTATAATACAATAGGAAGTCATAAAACAAGCGTAGTAAATGATAATAATCAATTATTAGTTACTTATCACTCAACAATCGTAGTAAAAATAGTAAATGATAGATATGTTATACTTAAATCTGATGATTGGCTAACTAACACCACTAAAAGACGCATGAATCAAGCAAGCAATGAATACAGATTAAATTACAGAGTATTTCAAAAAGGTTGGGCTTGGTTTGTTGAAACGCCCGAAGGTACATTTGATTACTATGAAGGTATAATAATAGATAAATTTACAGGAAGGATATTAAAAAGCTTACCTTGTTAGTCACACTCTAACAATCCCCCGCAATAACCGCACAAAAAAAGCCCCGACTATAATGGTTGGGGCTTGTCTTTTTCTCTAAATAATGTAAAATATTGTTAATGCTTATAAGAATTATCCGAATTTTCAACCTAATAGTCGTGGGTGGGCAGGCACATCATGGGGGGGTGTGCATATAACAAAACACCCACACGCATTCTAATATTATTTTTTAAAGTTTTCCCTATTATTTCTCTTTACAACTTATTATTAATACTTAAATATAGTTTCTGTGGTGAGTTTTGGATAGAGACCATCTATTCCCCTATACAATAGTAAAGGAGGATAGCCTCTAAAATCTAGTTTCTGCGGAGCCGCTTCACTTGATAGGATAATCGTTTCTGTTACTGGCTCAATTATCTTCGACTTGCCTTTGGCTGTGTAACTCATTCCCCTTCTAGTAGCCAACTTAACATTGCTATACCCTAGAAGTTTTTAACCAACCAGTATAGCATACCAATATTACTAATAATAAATCTTGCGTGCAATAAATATTTATTAGATGTATATTATTTTATGGAAATAAAAACTATAAAAGGCGTTGAACACAGGTTATATGACAGTTATGCTGAGTTTAGGGCTTTTCAAGGTTCTTTAACGCCTAAAGATAATTGGCGTGAAGGCGATGCGGGAGATTGGGTTTATACAGATGACCATCATATTGTACAGATATTGAAGGTATTTTACATTTCTGTCCCAGGAACTGATAAAAAACGTAAATGTGTGCGCACAATATGTGGTAGTTTTGTCTGTGGGCAGAAAAGTGCGGAAATATTAGGTGAAAAGGGTGTTGCAGAGAATATATACACGTTTTCAGGTAATTATGAGTCAATTAAAAAAATCCGCTCTACAAAATTATCCTCTAAAAAGCTATTATTTGCTAAATATGTAGCAGCGGGGATAGATATGGAAGAAGCATACAGTAGAGTTTACCCAAAAGCCAATGATAAGCAATATATTAGAAATGCTGCAAATAAATTATTACAACAAAAAAAGGTAATGCAAATGGTAAAAGAAGAAATTTCCTTGATTTTAAAGGAAGAAGGTGTTACACCTGAATATATTATACAAAAGTATAAAGATATAGCTGATGTTTCTGAAAGGGACCAAGATAGGCTTAGAAGTTTAGATGCTTTAGCTAAAATGTCTGGTTTATTTAACACAGAACAGAAAAAAGAAGAATTAACTGTATGGGCTGGTTTTAGTCCAGAACAATTGGAGGCGATTAAAGGTGAGCAGACCAAAGTACTTGCACATAAAGAAAAAAAGTGATATAAAAAGTAATCATGACCCTTGTCCAGTTTGCGAAGAAAACTTATATTATGATGAGTTAGCAAGCAAAAGAATAGGTGTTATAGAGAAAAATGGCGATATAGACTCATGGAAATGTCCTGCTTGTTATTCAGAGTTTGATTTAGACGATAATATTTTGTATATTTATGGTAGTGAAACAGAAGGTGGACAGGCATAATGATAGATAAAAAGATTTCAATTGGCTCATTATTAACGATTGGTACGTTATTGGTAGGGGCCGCAATATCTTATGGCACAAGTTCTAACCAAATTGAAAATATTGAAGAAAATCATAACAAGACTGTCAAAAGGGTTAAAATAAACGAAGACTCTATCGTTGATTTAAAAATTGGTGTAGCCAAAATAGAAACTAAACTTGATGACAGATTTAATAGGCTAGAGGAATTGCTAATGGAGATAGAATAATGTCAATACCTCTTGTAAACCCATACAAACAAGATGACTAATAAAAGTTCGCCAAGAAGTGAAAAAGGAACAAAGTTGCGAGAACTTATCGCTATGTTGAGAGAAGAAGAACTTGGTAAAAGAGAAAATCCTAATTTTTTAGACTTTTTTTTAAATCCTTCTAAATTTGGAGGAGATTTATATACTTTCTATAATCCACATAAATTACAAATGAGGTTAGATAAAGATGATATATTTAGAGAGTTTTATGATAGACAAGTTACAACTCCTAAAGGTGAAGTTACATCTAGACCTTTAGATAGCATTGAATTAATTCAAAGGCAGCTAGAAAGAGGTGTTGAGCCTGAATTGCCTGAATTGCAACCTTTAGTAGAAGCTTTAAAGGGAAGAATATAAATGATAATACCTAAAATGCTTATAAATCAAGTTGCTGGTTATTTGACAAAACACTTTAGACTAGATAAAGTTATGTCTTACGTATTTGACGATAACGAATTAGATAAAAAAGTAGGTGAAATGGAAAAACGCCTTAATTTTTTAGAAAAATTAGCACATACACCTAAAAATTTTAAGTGTAATTACAATAATAAGGAGAAGTAATGCCTAGATTCGGAAGCAGGTCAAGAAAGAATCTTTCAACATGTCATGAAGATTTACAGGATTTATTTAATGAAGTTATAAAACATGTTGATTGTTCTGTTATTGAGGGTCATAGAAGTAAGGAAAGGCAGAATAAACTATATGAAGAGGGAAAAACAAAAGTTAAATACCCAAAAGGTCGCCATAACGCTAGTCCTAGCAATGCTGCTGATGTTGTCCCCTATCCTATTGATTGGGATGATAGAGAGCGTTTCCACCTTTTTGCTGGCTTTGTCTTGGGCATTGCTCAGTCTATGGAAATAAATATTCGCTGGGGAGGCGATTGGAACAAGAATTTTGAGGTGGATGATAATAATTTTGATGATTTTCCTCATTTTGAGTTATTAAAGGAATTTTAGCATGAGTGACAATATGGACTACAATTTAATGGATATATTAACAGATTTAGAATCTAGAGGGAAACAAGCTAAATATCCATCACTTACAAGTTTTTTGGAGGATTTTTTACAAATAAATCCTGATAATATACTTAGCCCTACATATTCTGACCCTAATTATACCGAAAATAGATTAAATAAAGTTTCTTTTCCAAGTTCATACAGTTATTCTGAAATGAATGCCCCTAATCCACATGGAAGTGTTCAATCTTTAATGGATGCTGGAGTTGGTAATACAATAAATGTTTTAGATTTAGTTCAACAAGGAAATTTATTGCAAGATTTATTAATTAAGCAATATCAAAATGCTGGTATATTTGGTTCTGAATTAAAAGGAATGCAAACAAAAGATGTAGATAATACATTAATTGGTTTAGATAAAATGACAAAAATGATAAATTCTACCCTCTCTGAAACAGAAGAAGATAGAATCAAAAATAAACAAGAGGAATATATAAAAGGGGCTGGTGAAATAGGGGACCTTTAAAGGAATTTTAGTATGTCAATAGAAAAAACAACATATCAAGGAACCGTTTTAGATAATTTAAACCCATCCACAACAGTTGCAAATGTAGATTCATTATTAAACTTATATCGAGGTTATGACAAACAAGATAAAGATGCTTTAAGGCATTATCTTGGAACTCAAGCTCTATCTAGTAAATTTGGACCATTTTTAACAAAATTAATGACTGATTTTAATGAATGGCCATCTCCTGATGATGAACATTCAATTGTGGACTTAGCTAATAATGCGAAAGCACTTGAAGATATGAAATCTGGAAATATGTTTAATCCTTCTTGGATAGAGGGTTTAGAAGGTTTAAATCCACAGACCTCTCCACAATTAGACAGTTTATTGCAACATTTAGTACTTCCGCCCTCAACAGAAGAGTATCCTTCAAAATGAGTAGAGGATATAGATTATCACAAGGTCCAAGCAGTACTTGGGAAGAGTCTGTAAAAGAAAAAGGTAGTGTATATGGCGCTTTATCTAATCCTTTGCATGTTGGGTTAGATATGCTTGGGTTTTTACCCCCCGCTGATTTCCTTCATTCCGCTCTTTATGCTGCAGAAGGTAACCCTAAAATGGCTGGATTACATGCCGCTTTTGGGATTCCTTTTATAGGTGATATAGGTCAATATGGAAAAAAAATTCATGATTTAGCAACACTGCCTGTTAAAAGATTAATAACGAATACAATAAATCCATCAGGAATTGACTATTCAAGTTTTGCACTTAAAGATTTTTTAAAATCTCTTAAAGGTAAAACAAAATATGGCTATACGAGCAGGGGAGATAACACTTTAGGTCATTCATTGATTAAAGGGTTAAAAACAACTGTTTTGGATGATACACCTTTATGGATAAAGGAAATTAGTGAAGGTAATCCATTGTATGCACCATATCTTAAAGGTAAAGGGTCTCCATTAAAAAAAATAAAACTATTGACTCATAAAAATGCAGCTGACTGGTTTTTACAAAGAGAATTGTGGGGTTTATCACCTAAAAATTTTAAAGGCTCAATTAAATATGCTGATGGTAAAGGAGTGGAAAATATACATAAATTTAATATTAAAAAAGGTGACGTTTTTAAAACAAATGTAAAGCCACAAAATATTACTGACCTTTCTTTTGCAAAAAAAGGTAAATTTTGGAAATTTAACACAAATAATAAATATGCTAAAAAACTTGATAATGTATGGAAAGATATTTCAAAACGAGGTAAAGGTGCAAATTTAAAATATAATGAACCTATTGTTGGAGATTTTGGGCATGATTTTAAAAATGTTGAAAGATACCGTATAGGTCCAGATGGTAAAATGATTCCAATGTACGATAGACTATGGGATACTTGGAATATGACTGTAAATCCTCCTACTTTAAAAGAAGGATTACAAGGTATAACACATTCTGATAAAATACATGCAAACACGACAACAATGGCTAGACATTATTTAGGTAAACTTTTAAAGCTTGCTAACAATGAAGTTAAATTGACTACAGATATTGGTAAAGACATCAGAAATATTAAATTTAATCGTCATGCTGACAGAATAAACAAAGAAGCTTTAGAAGCTTTAAATAAAATTAAATAATTTAATTAATGGCAAATTTAAATCTTAATGGCAATGTAAGTAAAAATGAAGAAACTCTTCAAATGGCTTACAATGATTTAATTACATTTGGTAAATTATTTAGCCCTCAAGATTTTCTAGCTTCAGCAACTCCTGATTTTCATAGAGACGTAGGTAAAATGCTTATTGATGATAAAAAGCAGCAATTAGCCCTTGTTTTACCTCGTGACCATGCAAAGTCCACATTAGCAGCTACTGCAGTATTATATAAATTTCTATTTGCCACTAAAGATGACCCACAATTTATTGCATGGATTGGTGAAGCGCAAGACCAAGCTACAGATAATATAGGTTGGATACAAAATCATATTTATAGTAATCCTGCTATACATTATTATTTTGGAGATTTAGAAGGAGATAAATGGACCAAATCAGAGTTTACTTTAAAAAATGGCTGCAGAATGATTGGTAAAGGTACTTCCCAAAGATTAAGGGGTAAAAAACAAAATTCAACAAGATATACTGGAATTATACTAGATGACTTTGAATCAGAGCTAAATACAAAAACTCCTGATTCTAGAAGACAAATTAAAGAATGGGTTACCGCTGCTGTATATCCAGCGATTGATTTTGATAAAAAAGGATTTTTATGGTGTAATGGTACGATTGTTCATTATGATAGTTTTTTAAATGGATTAGTAACTAAACATTCTGAATGTATAAAAACTGGAGAACAGTTTGCTTGGGATGTGTATACTAAAAAAGCTTTAGAAGATGGACAACCTATATGGCCTTCTAGATGGCCAATAAAGAAATTAGAAGAACGTAAGCAGTTTTACATAGATTCAGGTACACCAGCTAAGTTTTATCAAGAATATATGAATCAGGCTAAGTCACCTGAAGACCAAATTTTCAGTGAAGAGGATATTAATAATGCGCAATATAAAGGTTATGCTAGATTTGATGAAGAATACAGTTCATGGTATATTAAGCTGGATGACGGGAGAAAAGAATATGTCAATATCTATATTGGTGTTGACCCTGCTTCAACGCTTGGCGTTAGGAACGATTATAGCGTTATTATGGTTATTGGCGTTACTGACAGTTATGATTACTATGTTATTGAATATTGGAGGGAACGAGTTCTTCCGATGGACTGCGCAGACAAGATATTTGAAATCGCTAAACGATACGAACCAATAAGAAGAATTAATATAGAAACAATTGCTTACCAAGAAATGTTAAGAGATTATGTTATGAAAAGAAGTAAAAGAGAAGGAATGTTTCTACCAGGTATTGAAAAAGGAATTAAAAATTATAATCAAAAGAAAAAGGATAGGCTATTTGAAGGCCTTCAACCAATGTTTAAAGCGGGTGCTGTGCATATAAAAAAAGAGATGCATGAATTTATAGGTGAGTTACTTGATTTCCCAAAAGGAAGTCATGATGATACTATAGATGCATTTTGGCTTGCAACACAATATGCAAAAGGACAGTCAAAACTAAAGAAAAAAACGAAAAATAAAGCTGGGGTATGGTCAAGGCCTAAAAAAGCATATAATTGGTTGACTGGAGCAAGAAAATAGTATTATATTATAAACTATGATAGAAAAAGATTTAAGGGTAAAAGAAATACAAGAATTGTTTGACAAGTGGAAAGATGCCAGACAAGACTGGGATGTGGCCGCTAGAGAAGATATTGACTTTTATTTAGGTAATCATTTTAGTCAAAACGAATTAGACGAATTAGATTCAAGAAACCAATCATCAATGCCTATGGATAGGTTGTATGCTGCTATTGAGCAGTTTAAAGCTATTGTTACATCTAAGAAACCTAGATTTAGTGCTATAGGCAGGGAAGATTCTGACAATAGATTAGCTAATGTATGGAAGACTATCTTAGAATATGTTTGGGATAAGTCTGATGGTGATGAAGTATTTAAACAAGTAGTACATGATTATGCTGTTACAGGACTAGGCTACTTTTATGCATACTTAGATAAAGATGCAGATTTTGGTCGTGGTGAAGTTAAATTCACATATGTAGACCCATTCAGAGTATATGTTGACCCAAATTCAAGACATAAATATTTTGATGATGCTTCTGGCGTTATTGTATCTACAATATTAACAAAACAACAATTAATTGATTTATATCCGCAAATGGGCCAACCAGTAGAAGAAGGTTCAGAAAAAATATTAATAGATGAAATAGAACCATTTAACAAAGAGGAGGATTATCCTAATGCAAGTAATAGAACAACTATGCAAAGCTTTACGCCAGATAATACAAAGGATAAAGACTTTGGTATCGAAAAGTTTAGACTTCTTGAACATTACAAAAAAGTAAGAGTTCCATATTACAGAGTTGTGGATGCTAGAAGTGGTGATGAAAGAATTATGACTCAAGAGCAATTCATGAAAATGTCACAAGATAAAGATTTTGCTAATGCAATAAATAAAGGTCTTATTGATTTTGTAGAAGTTACTCAACCAAGAATAAAATTAACATGTACAGTTGGTCAAATAGTATTATACGAAATGATATGTGATACAGATATTTATCCAATTGTTCCTGTACCTAATATTTGGACTAATACTCCATACCCAATGAGTGATGTTAGGAAAAATAAAGCATTTCAAAGGTTCCTCAACAAGACAGTATCCCTCATTACATCACACGCACAAGCTTCTGCAGGTTTGAAGCTCTTAGTTCCTCAAGGTAGTGTTAGTGATATAGAAGAGTTAGAACGAGATTGGGCTAACCCTAATGCTACTATCGAATATGACCCGTCTTTTGGGGAGCCACATTTTCCTTCACCACAACCATTAGCTGGTAGTATATTATCATTACCTAAAATGATTGAAGGATATATTGATTTAAATATAGGTATATTTGAAATGATGCAAGGAAATTCAGATGCAGCTCCTAGAACTTATTCAGCTACTATGATGATGGAAAATGTCGGACAAAGACGTTCTCAATCTAAACTAAGAGATATTGAAGGTTCAATGAAAAGATTAGGACAGGTTATTTATAGTATGAGTAGACAGCATTACAGATTTAAAAAGACTTTTAGAATTGTTCAAGCTAACAATGATATTAATGAATTTACAGTTAATAGAAGAATTTATGATGATAAAACGCAAGAATTACAAACAATTGAAAACGATATAACTATAGGACAGTTTGATATACGTATATTAGGAGGTTCTACATTGCCTTCAAATAAATATGGGGAGTTCCAATTATATATGGAAGCTTATCAAGCTGGTTTAATTGATAGGACAGAAGCATTGAAGAAAACAGAAATTTTTGATAAACAAGGTGTATTGCAAAGAACAGACGATATTAATAAATTACAAGGTATGTTACAGCAGGCACAAGAGCAAATTAAAAAACTTGGTGGAGATTTACAAACTGCTGAAAGAGAAGCAGTCTCTTCAAGAAAAAGAACAGAAGTAGAAAAATTCAAAGGTCAACTTGCTGAACAGAAATATGAGTCTAAAGCACAAACAAAGTTGGCTACAAGTAGGTTAAAAGATGCAGTTAAACTTGAATCTGAGAGATTAGTAAAAGAAGAACCTAGTCAAACTCAATAAGGATAAAAGAAATTGCAGAAAGGAAAGCAGTAAATGGATAACGCATATGAAGACGGAAATCTTGAAGGTCAACCCGTTGATAATGTAGGGCAAGACAGCAATGGTGAAACGCAAGAGAGTTCTGATAACTGGGAAGGTCAAGCAAAATACTTCCAAAGTGAAAAGGACAAACTCGCAGCGGAAAACTCTAAACTAAGGCAATACGAAAAAATAGGTCAACTATTGGAATCTAGACCAGACATCACAAATGCAGTAGCAGGAATGATTCAAGGTCAAGGTCAACCACAAGCACCTGAAAGAGTTGTTTTAGAAAAAGATGAATTTGACCCATGGGAAGCCTATAATGACCCGCAGTCTAAATCGTACATATTTAGACAACAAGAGTTACAAGACTCCATAAATGGAGCAGTCAACCAACAAATGCAAGGATTACAAAGAAATCAAGGTGAAATGCAATTAAAGACCGAACTACAACAAAGAGGGTTAGCCCCAGAAGAAGTAGACTCTTTTATGAATTTCGCATCTAATAATCCTGCTGAGTATGGTGTTGATGGCGCTATTAAAATGTGGAGAGCGGTAGCTGAGTCTGATGCCAGTGGACAGCAAATAGAAAAACCATTAGATGGAATACGTCAAACACAAGGAACTCCAGCGCAAGGTGGAATATTGCAAGGACAAGCTCCTGCAAGTCCTAAGTCTGACAAAGATTCTATGTGGGATGCTATTACAAAAGCTGGTAGTCGTACGAATGTATTGTAAACGTAAAATGTATAACAAGGAGAAAAAATGGCTACTTATAATAGTGGACAAGTAAAATTTGGTACTCCTGGTGCGGTAATTGATAGTACAATACCATCAAGAAGACTGTATGACTTTAGTGATAGAGTTGCAGAGTTAAGCCCAGAAGAGTCTCCATTTTTTGTATATTTGTCAAAAGTAGGAAAAGTTCCAACATCGGATAGTCAATTCCGATTCTTGGAAGATAGAACGAAAATATCAATCACAGACAGAAGTTTCCTTCTTAAAGGAGGAGTAACTATGGTCGCTGAAGGTAGTGACGATACTTTAATATTTGACACTGCTGGCGGTGATGGTGTTGATTGGTTAATACCTGGAATGGTTGTTGCAATTGGTGATATTGATGGTAACAGTGTTCCAACAACAGCAAATGTTAGAATAAACAGTGTAGATAATTCCTCAAGCGCAACACAAACTTCAGTTACTTGTACTGTAATATCACATACTGGTACTACAAGTACTCTTGCTGTTGCTGATGATTCAAAATGTACTGTAATTGGTACATCATTTGAACAAGGTTCAGGTGCGCCAGATGTATGGTCTCAACAACTAGATAATGATTATGGTTATACCCAAATCTTTAAAACAGCTTGTGAAATGTCTAATACAGCTAGAGCAACAGTATATCGTGGTTATGAAGATGAATGGGCAAGGTTATGGAATCTTAAATTAAGAGAACATAAAGTTGACATTGAAAGAGCAATGCTTTTTGGACAAAGAGGCAGTGCTGGCGGTATTCAGTACACAGATGGTATAGTAGGAAGTACTATAGCTGAAGGTTACGCAAATATAGTAAATGATGGTTCTACATTAGCATATAATGAAGGTAAACCATATTACAAATCTAATACTGCAGCTGAATGGACATATGATGACATGCTTTCTGATTTTGAAGTAATTTTTGACCCTGCAAGGGGTGGAAGCTCTTCTAAATTAGCATTAGCTTCATTACCTGTAATATCACACTTTAATAAAGTTGGTGATGGTGGTTTTATTGATGGTTCATTACTTAATTCAAGTGGAGCAGCATATAATCATAACGCAAGTAAAGGTGCGTTTGGACATATGGTAACTAAAGTTGACACAATTCATGGTGATATAACTCTTGTAAAAGAACCTTTATTTAGAGGTTTCTCAGCAGGATTTATGCAACTAGTTGACTTAGACCATGTATCATACAGACCTCTTGTTGGTAACGGTGTAAACCGAGATACTTCAATCACAACTAATGTGCAACAAGCAGATGAAGATTTACGTAAAGACATGATTCTTACAGAAGCAGGTCTTGAAGTTTCTCTTCCTGAAACTCATGCACTTATTAATTTGGAGGGTGTGTAAAATGAGAAGTGACGTACTAAATCAAAATAGCGGAAGCTATGGTATGATGCCTAATGTTTATAAAGTATCAGCAAAAACAGCTGACTTTACAGCAGCAGCTGGTTATGTATATGTTGTTACCAAATTAGATGGTTGCGATGTTACTTTACCAGCTCCAAATGTTGGAGATAAAATCAAAATAGTATTTGATGGCGCTACAAGTAATAGCCATACAGTAACTAGTGATGCATCAACAACATTAATTGCAGGATGGGCAGCTATGTCTGACACAGCCGACCAAACTGCAGCAGCTATGGAAAATTTTGTAGCTGATGAAGTTGATGATAGAATAATTACTTTAAATAGAACTACTACAGGTCTATCAGGTATTATTGAATTAACTGGTGCTGGTGCAAACAAATGGTACGCAGAGTGTATTATCCATTCAAATGGTGATGCAGCTACTCCGTTTAGCTAAACCAAACAAATAAGGTTTAATAGTTTTGTAGAACTATGGGGTAAATCGTATAAAGGGTTTACCCCAAATCTACTAAGAATTTTTATAATAATAAACAAGCCCATTCACGCACAGCCAGTGCTTAGGGCAGGAGGTAAACATGGCAGAAACAAAAATACATGACTATACGGTCCAAGAGCGTTTAGGCAAAATGGATGTCGATTTAATCGATGTAACTATTGCAACAGATGCTGATGCAGCAGGGGAGTTATTGGTAACTACTACAGAAATCCCTAATGCAGTTTCAGTTAATGGTGGAACAGCAATCCTTCAGTCAGCAATGCTTATGAGTAATAAAGTGCTAACAGATGCTGTAGATATATTTATTACAAGTGATAGCACATCAATGGGCAGTATTGGCGATACAATATCGGGGCTTTCTTTAGCATCAAGTGTTATGGATGGAACTTGTGGCTTTTTTAGTATAACAAATTTATTTGATGCTGGAGCAGTTGCAATAGGAGATAAAAAAAATATAGGAATGGTTTGTAAAGCTGCTGCTGGAAGCACAAGTTTATACCTGTGGGCGATAGCTCAAGGCTCTACTGATTGGGATGTAGATACAGGTGTTATTAGACTTGGCTTTGTTAAAGACTAATGTTTACATCTAGACGAATAGCTACTATGGGTGGCGATAAATTCAGAGATGAGTTCTCTTTAGCCTTTGATGGTACTAATGATTATGTAGAAACAAGTTTAAATGGTAATACATTTGATGGTGATTTTACTATTTCAGCATGGGTTAAAAATGAATCAGAAGATATATACCACAGTATATTCTCTCATTATGAAGATTCAAATAATTATATGCAATTATATATTCCTAAAAGTTCAGTAACTTCAGCAAATAAAGCAGGATTTAGTGCAAAAATAGGTGGAACTAATTACTATGTAACAGGGGCTACTCAAATTTTCGCAACAACTGATTGGGTTCATGTGGTGTTTACACAAGATGATGGTGCTAATGCTCAAGTGTTATATGTAGATGGTGTTGCTGACCAAGATGAAACAAGAGATATGGCTATGGATTATGCTGGAACTACTTATATAGGTAGATTATCTTCAGGTAGTTCACATATTCATCAAGGAAATATTTCAGAAATAGCAATATATGATACTGCTCTATCAGCCTCACAAGTCAAAACACTTTACAATGATAGAGAACCTTACAACCATAAAGAAGGAATTGCTTCGAGTAACTTAAAGGCTTGGTATAGAATGGGTGATGGTTTGGAAAATCATTCAGGCACTACTATATACGATATGTCTGTAAACAGCAATAATGGAACAATGACTAATATGGCAGCTGATGATTTTACAGGAGATACACCATAATGTATGAAAATAGAAAATGGGTAATAGTTAATGTATCTGATATTACAGAAGAAATGATAGTAAATGCTCTACAATCATCTATGAATACATTAAGAAAAACAAATGATGGTAGCAAAGCCATATTAAAGTGGGATGAACCTGATACTCCATCTTGTTTTGAAGGCATGACTGTGTATAATCATGCTGATATATTAACTGAATTAGGAAAAACAGAATGGCAAGGAGAATTATAAATGGCTAAAAAAAAATATAAACCACATATGATGTATGGTGATGGTAAGTCTAAAATGGCCAATACCTATGAGGAACATTTAAAATTAAAGAAAAAAGGCTGGGGCCATTCTAAGCCTAAAATGCACGAAGGTGGAAAGATGAATGGACCTTCACATGATAATGGTGGTATTGATATTAATGTTGAAGGCGGAGAAATAGTTATAAATATAAATAAAAATAATGCTGCTGGGAAACATGAGAAAAATTTATTAAATTTAAATAATAATCCTGATGATTATATAATAGTTAAAAAAGGTAATAATAGCCATAATTGGCCATCAAAAGACGCAAGAAAGCGAGGAAAATAATATGCCTGAAGGTAAAGAAAACGAATATTTTGGCGGAGGTATGGTCACTAATGATGCTAGAAATCGAAACGTAAATACAGCAGGAGATGGATTTAATCCAAATCCACAACCTAAACCAATGATGCCTTCACAGCCACCAAATGAAGTAGAGGGAAGCTATGTTGAACCATATAATGAAGATATAGCACCTGTTATTACAGGCGGAGGAATGTATAAAAAAGGTGGAAAAGTTTCTAAAAAACTTGCAAAGAAAGCTGTAAAGAGCATTGTATCTATTGGAGCAGCTAAAACAGCAGCTAAAAAAATAAGTGAAAATACAAAGGCTGCAAAAAAAGCTAACAAAGTTGCAAAGGAAGCTGTAAAGAAAAAATATAAAGATGGTGGTTCAGTTACGAAAAAACCTGAGCCTATGACTTATGCTGAATGGACGCTCAGAGAGAAAAAAAGAAAAAATGATTATGAAAAAAAAACTGGAAAGAAATATCCAGATACTTTTTATCAAAAAATGAAAGAAGTAGGGGGTGCTGGAAAGCATATAGGTACTGCAATAGGTAAGGGTTTGAAAAAAGGTGAGGGTTTAAAAAAAGGAAGTAAATAATGGCTATTTTTATATATTGTGACAAATGTGAAAAATGTGTAGAACCTAATAGTTGTGGACATAAAAAAGAGTTGTTCCGTAATGACACAAGGAATTATATTAATATGCGAACAACTTGGAGTGGACAAACTAAAGTAGAGTTTAGTCAAACAACTATAGACCAAGATATAGCAGACAGGAATAGTAGATAATGGCTGTTTTTGATGTTCAAATACGAGATTTAGTAGGCACTGCAATGAATGACCAAGCTGCTATGGATACATTTATGTCTGATGGTTTAGCGCAGGTATATAGTTTGTTACCTAGTAACAAATTATTAGAATGTGTTACTCATACAGAACTTAGCAATTCTCCAACTACTTTGGATTTAGATACTGCTACTATTGGCCCTATAATGTCTGTTACACGTAAAACATCTCAAGGTATAAATCAAATATGCAGACAAATAGCGCCTTCTATGGTTTCTAGAGTTACTGATGTAAATGATTTAATGCATGTAACAGAAACAGACCCAGTATATTTTATTAAAAATGCAGTATTAAATGTTTATCCTGACCCTACTGCTTCACAAACTGCTGAAGTTGTATATCTCCCATTAACAGCTATAGATGCTTCTGCTAGCAGCTCTATTGATAATCTTTCAAATGACGTAACTTATATTGTTGTATTATATGCTGCAATTAGAGCGGCTACACATTTAATGTCTGAAGAAGAAGATATTGAATTATATAATCCAATTATTACATCATTAAAAAATGATTACAATATTGCATTACAAGCAATAGGTGTAAAAATATCTACAACGAAAAAAACGAAAAAAAAGAAAAAGGATAGCGATGAAGGTTAAAGATTTAATCCAACAAGTAGAATATACAATGGGAAGGCAGCCAGAAAAATATATGATGCAACTTATAAATGATGCATTAATGGATATGTCAAGTAAAATTCAAAGTTACAAAACAGAAAAAGTACAAAATTTAAATTCAAAACAAAGATGGTACAAATTAGATGACTCTGTTGTAGATATAACAAGAGTCGAAATTTTAGATAATAACAATAGATATGTGATGGTTCCTAAATTAGCGGACCCACATAAATTATTAAAAGATGATACAGACGAAACGTCTGATTCATTAACATAGGAGTAAAAAATGGCGAGTACATTAACAGCCTCAACAATGACAGTAACTATATCTGAGTCAATTACTCTAAACGGTAAAAATCAAGGAGGTACGCAAATTTTGTCAATACCTTCTATAGCGACAGTATCAAGAAGAATAGTAGATGTCCCTAATTCAGAAGTAGAAATTCTTGCAATGTCTACAGCTGTCGCATCAGGAACATTTATTGAAAGTGATGTTTTATATATACGTATTACAAATCTTGATGATACTAATCATGTTGGATTAATATTTAAAAATGAAAACGATGATGAGTTTGGAGTTAAGTTAGATAAAGGGCAATCTTTTGTATATAATGGTGATTTATCTGGCGGTGTAGTAGATACTATGGATGCTCAAGATGGCGGTGCTGATTTAGCTGCAAATACATTTGCTGACTTAGTAAATATTACTGCATATGCAGATACAGCAGCTTGTGATGTAGAAGTTTTTGTTGCATGTAAATAGGAGAATAAATGGCTACAGATAAAAGAAGTTTTCCAAATAGTTATTTTGCGTGGTATAATGATGATGATAGAGTGGCAATTATTGTTCAAGGGTCATCTACATCTTCAGTTTGTTCTATTTCTACTTATGATAATAAAACAGATTGCGAAGCAAATGGTGGAAACTGGATTACTGCTGGAGAATCTACAAATGAAAAATATGATACCTATAGTGGTTCTAGCATTACAGGAGGACTTAGGCTACATACGCATTCTAAATATGGAACAGTAGAACAAATAACAGATGATTTAAAATCTAACTCTGGTCTTGATACATCATTACACCCTTCTATTATTGATTATATAAAATCAAGATTATTAGAAGATGGTGGTGATTTACAAAGAGCTTCATATTATAAAGCAAAATACGAAAAGACTATTAAACAGTATCCTCATAGAAAAAGTGGAGTAAGAACATTAGCTGTTCCTAGACTGTAATATGGATTTATTTGTAGTATTAGAACAATATGGTGTCCCACTTACAATGTGTGTATGTTTTGGTTATTTTATATGGAAACAAAACAATTGGATACAAGACGATTTAAAAAAAGATTTAGATGATGCTAATGATAGGTTTGAAGGTATAGTTATAAAGCTTATAGACTCTCAAAAACAAATGCAATTAGAACAAAAGGATATAAAAGCAAGTTATAGAGCAATTGTAGAAATATTAGCTGCTTTAAGTGGTAATGGGCTTAAAGAAAGATTTTTAAAAAACAAGGAATACGAACAACATTAAACATAACAAGGAGTATTTAAATGGTTGATTTAATAATGTCATATCTAAAAAGTAACAAAGATGAAATTATTGATGCTTTAAATAAAAAAGTAAATATACCTTTAATTTCAGAAGCTAAAGAAGAACAAATTTTTTCTTCATTATTTGATGGCTTTATGGAAATATTAGAAGGTGTATTAAACAAAAAGAGCAAGTAATTGCCTAAAAGAGTATTACAGATAAGTGCCTTTGAAGGAGGCTTAAATAAACGTAATGACCCTAGAGATATTAAAGGTAATGAACTTGTAGAAGCTAGGAATGTTGACGTTTCTAATCTAGGCAGAATAGTAATGCCTGGAGAAGGCAGAGCTATATTTAATACTGTTAACTCTTTAAATCAATTTGTTAGTCCTTCTAACGACGCTAACAGTCAAAGTATATTCACAAATAATGTCCCAATATCTGATGGATATGGGATTTTTTCTTTTGTACATGATTACAATTTTACAAATGATGATAGCTTACCTCAAGAAATAGGCACAGAATTTATATGTATAAATGATGGAGCTGATATAAAAGCATGGAGAGATAATGTCCCTGTTGGGTTTGCTTCAGAGTTTGATAAAATACTTTCATTAGGAACAGTACATAGTACAGCTCCTCCAGGAGAAAGTTCTAATATAGAAGATGAGCATAGAGTTAAACCTATATTTTATAAAGCAGACAATGGATTGCGTGTATGTGATGCTAATTTTAGTGAAATAGATTCAAATGTAAATACAGCAGAAGTTTTAACTGATGAAACTGATTCTACTGACCCAGCAGAGACAGCTATTACTGTAGAAACTGGAAAATCTGGAGCTTTTTCTGTAGGCGAATATATTAAAATAGATTCTGAAGTTATGAAAATATCAGCATTACTTTCTGCTAATACTTTAACTGTTGAACGTGGTAGATTTGGTTCTAAAATTGAACAACATGATAATCTAAGTGATATTTATAAAATAAATGTTCCTAAAGTATTTGCTCATATTAATAGACCTATGCTTAAAAAATCAGGCGCTAATGTTAATATAAATAGATGGGTTGAGGATATACAAGTTCCAGAAGCCCCTAAATATGGAGCATTAACTGTATTTAGAAGCAATATACTTGGTGCTGATGCTAATACTTTAACTGCTGAATCTTTATATCCAAGTGAACCTGAAAAAGTTAATCTTGGCATATCATTTAGTACAGTTGCTGATAATGCAATGTTAGCTCTTCATACGGGAGAAGTTTTATCTTCTGAATCAACAGCGCTTGAAACTGTAATACTTATAACTTTAGCTGATAGTGATGACCCTACTACTCCAGTAGATGTAACATCATCAACATATAATTTTGCTGTAGGTAAATTTATAACAATAAGTGGAGCTGAAGGAGACGGGATAAACTTAAATGGCATTCATGAAATAGTTGGGTTTGGTGGAACAGGTGAAGTAAAAATAGCTGCAGATTTAGATTTAGTTGGTTTTACATGTACAGGTAACGAACAAGTTCTTTTAGAAGATGAGATTATGGATGATAATCTTAAAAATAAATATGTACTTGGAATGTCTTATTTGTATGATGGTGGTGGAACTGAAATACAAGAATCTAATATTACAACAGGATTAGCTTATGCTTCAAGTTTATTAGGAGCAGATAAAACATTGCCCGCAATTTCTAAATGGAATACAACAGATAGTTCAAGTTTTGGAAATCCAGAAGCTTTAACTACAAGTTCTAATGATGGATATGCATTCTTAGGTCATGGCAATATTTATTCTGCTACTAATGGTAATTGGGTATTCTATGATGAAACATCTGATGTAATTGAAGATAGTACAACATATTATGTAAGTGGAGCTATAAAATTTACTAAATGCACAAGTGTAAATGTAGTAATATCTGTTGGTGTAGGCCCAGGACAAGTAAATCCAAGTGCAAGTGGTTTTGCAGGATTAACCATTAACCAACCAGCTAACAACACTACTAATGATAATGGAGATGCTGCAGGTTCAGGTCTTGTAGAATTTGCTGGTGAAGTTACTACAGGTAGTAGTGCTGATGCTGACGTGCCAATAGCAATACAAGTTAATAATGCTGCAAATGGTCATGGAGAAAAAGTAAGATTAATATCTATAGATGTTAGAAAAAAATCTACAGCGCCAGAGGTAATGTCTAATACAAACGCAATTGATTTAAGAGATGTTCAAAATGTGGCAAAAGGATATTTAGCATTTTTATGCAACAATTCAAGAACTGGTGCGTATAATGCAACTACTCAGAATAATAGTTGGAATGAACGTATTGAAGGCTTTAGAATATATATGAAACAAGTAGATATAATAGGTGGTGGACTTGCTGATGATTGGACTATGTTATATGATGTAAACCTTAAAGAAGGAACATATGTTATGCATGCTAAAGATTCAGACGAAGAAACATTAAGGTTAAGTGATATGGCTAGTTATGCATGGAGTTCAACAGCTACAGATGACAGAAATGCTATAGTTACAAGTAATTTATCTGGAGACTCAATTAAAACCCCTTCTGTATTAACATATGAAGCTTTAAATGGATATAAAAATGACACTAATCTAGCAGCTATGTATAAAACGTCTGCAGTTGTTCAAAGAAAAGTATATATTGGTAATTTAAAAATTGGAAATAAAAGATTCCCTGATAGAATGATAAAATCATCAGCGGACAAGTTTGATATATTCCCAGATGATAGTACAAGCTTTATTGATGTTGCAACCTCTGATGGTGAAAATATTATTAAATTAGAATCATTTGGTGAATACCTATTACAGTTTAAAGAAAAGACAACTTATTTAATTAAAGTAACATCAGAAGGTGAAGAATTAATATCAACATGGCATAGTACTGGAATTATGCATCCTTCTCAATGCACAAAGACTCCTGGAGGTGTATTCTGGGCCAATAGTTCAGGTGTATTCTTCTTTGATGGCCAACAAATAAAAAATGTTGTAACTGAAAAATTTGGCCTTGAGAATTGGAGTGTAGGAGAAGATAGTCAAAAACCAATTATACTTGGATATGATAATGTATCAAATAAAGTTTTAATTATTACAAATAATGTATCAGATACATCTAATGGTGGATATATATATGATATAGATAACAATTCAATGACTCAATGCCAAAATTTGTTTAGTTGGTATCCAGCTTCAAATACAACAGACGAAGTAGTAGCACATCAGGAGCCTTTATAATTATGCCAAGTATAACAACAAATAAACCATTTACAACAAAAAAATTAAATACTACTATATCTATAGATTCAAAAACTAAACCAGCTACAGGTAGTCAAGGAGCAAGTTCTTTACCACCTCAGCCTTTTATAACAAAACCATCTACTGATAGTAGTGAGCCATATTATCCTGAAGAACCAGGTGCAATATTTAGAAGTAATATGGTAACTACAAGTAATAATGGTCTTATAATGTTAAATCAATTTAGTGATTTATTAAATAATGGTTCTATTACAGTATGGGATGATGAGGCTCATAACTTATTTCAACATACTAAAACAGCTCAACAATTTAAAATTCAAACTAAAGATTTTGATTTTGGAGACCCTAGTAGAAGAAAAAAAATATATAAAGTTTACGTAACATTTAAATGTAGTAATATGCGTTCTGGTGTAATTATGAAATACGCTGTAAATGGCTCAACTAATTTTTCTGGAACATTCTCTGATGATGATACTTATTACAATTCAAGAGGATTTTATGGAAGTTCAACAACAGATTGGGTTACAGTTGCATTAAAGCCATCTTCTTCAATTAATAATATATATTCTATTGCGCTTCAATTTAGTTATGCTTCTCAAGGAAGAGTTAATCAATTAAGTGCTAATAGTAGTGCTGGAGCTACAACTGTTACATTAGACTCAGGCGCACAAGGTGGTGGTTATGATGACTGGTATAACGGAATGCCTATATATTTTTTTAATGGCCCAGGAAGTAATCAAGTTCACAGAGTAACAGATTATGTTGGTAGTAGCAAAGTAGCTACAATAACTCCAGCTTTAACATCTGATGTTAAAACAAATACAAGTTATGATTTAGGTTACATACCAGCAAGTTTTTCAATTAATGATATAAGTATTATATTTAGAGAAAAAAGTATTAAATAATGGCTATTAAGCAGTCAAGAGGAATAACCATAGGGAAGGGTACACCTCAAAGAAATGAGGGCCAAAATGGTGACATTACTGTCCGCTCTTTAAGAAAAGGCCTTAAAATGTATGTTAAACAAGCTAATGTTTGGCATAGTGTTGACCTTGATATAGATTTAAAACAAATAGCTACTACTGTAAATAATTTAGAAAGAAAAGTAAAAGAATTATCGACACGAAGAAATAACTTTCCTGTAGTAGATAAAGTAATGTTAAAACAAGCTGGCGGTGCTGCAGCTGTACAAATAAAAAATGATGCAGGTGCAATTGCATTTAGAAACTCTGCAGATTCTGCTGATATTACTCTTAAAAATCCAAAGATTGCAGGCGCTTTAGATGGCTCTGATGCTAATCCAGTTATAGATACACAAACATCAAATTCAGTAAAAGCAGTTTTTAATGATATAGATGACCATTTTGGATTAAGATTATTGCATGGCTCTGCTTCTGCTCATAGAAATGCATTGTCTTTTTATACTGGAGCAACTCATCATTGGTCTATTGGACATTTATGTAATGATAACGATACATTAAGAATAACAGGACATCCAGATTTATCTACAAATGTTGAATTAACATTAACTGATTCTGGTAATTTAACTACTGCTGGTACAGTAACATCAAGTGCTGGTGTATGTGGTGGAACAACAGCTGCATCTACAACTGCTTCTGGAATAGTAGAATTAGCAACAACTGCTGAGACTACAACAGGAACAGATACTGCAAGAGCAGTAACACCTGATGGGTTAAAAGATGGATTTGAAGGCTCTACTAATATTGGAGTATTAGGAGAAGTTGAAACAGGAACTTGGTTAGCAGATGCGATAGCTGAAGATTATATTGGTAATTTACCTACATCTAAAATAACATCAGGAACAATGGCTGATGCAAGAATAGCAGCAAGTAATGTTACACAACACGAAGGTAGTATAGATGCGGTTGGTGCATTAGATGGTGGTAGTATTACAAGTGGATTTGGAGCAATAGATATAGGCTCAAGCACTTTAGCAGCAGGGGAAATAACTTCAGGTGCTGTTATATGGCAGTATTTTCCATTTGTTACATCATCTCAAACGTCAGCAAGAGGGCATTATTTTAGAGATTATGATGATTTGTACAGTCCTCACGAGAAATGGGATGCTTTTGATACTGATATGGTATTAGATTACAGAGGTATTTATGGTTTCTTATGTGTACCTGAAAATTGCACATTAGTGGCTTGGCATGGTAAGGTGGCTAATTCAGTAACTACTGTAAACCCTACTATTTCAGTATATCACGCAACACCTGAAACAGATACTTCAAATACTACATTTGCATTAGCAGGTTCTGCGTCTGTTGTAAGTATTGGAACTGCAAGAGTGGCTCATGATTTTAGTGGAACTTGTGATGTTGATTTATCTGCAGGAGATTTGGTAGTACCAACTATAAAGCATAGCGATTTAGCTTCTCAAGGATATGCAGGAAGCATAACATTGAAATTTATAACAAGATAATAAATGAAATTAACAGTCAATAAAGTGTTTGTAAAATTAAAAAATATTTATTATGAATATATATAATAATTTTATAAATTATAAACAAGAATTAGAGGAGTATTAAAATGGCATTTCAACCTTTCGCATTAGACGAATATTTTGAAGATATGATTAAAGGTGGAATTTCTCAAGGAAAGTCTACAGAAGATTGGTTTCAAGATAGAGCAGATGAAGCTTCTATGGACTTAGCTGACCAGGCTGCCGCATTAAAAAGGAAAATGGCAAATGCTTCTGGGATATTTGGCAAAAAGGGGAGGTTTGGAAAATTTGGGCCATGGATGAAAACTTTAATACCTATAATAACTACAGCAGCCTTAGGGCCAGGAGCTGGTGCGATAGTTGGAACATCTATGGCCACTGCTGATACTACAACAAGACAAAAACAACTTAAAAATCGATTAAAAGATTTGAAAAAAAAGGCTACTCAAAAAGGGAAATATGCAGGCACATTTTTACAAGATTACATGGAAAAAGGTTTATTAGGATTAAAAGACCAAACTATAGAAGGTTTAGAAGGTTTGAAAAAAGCAGATTTAATAAGTGGATTAGTAGATATGGGATTGTCAGCTATACCTGGGTTTAAAGGTGGTGATGCTGCTAAAGAAGTAGGTAAAGAAGCAGGCAAAGAAGCAGCTGAAAAAAGTTTAAAGGAAAGTTTAGACAAAGGCTTAAAAGCTCTATTTGGTGATAAAACAGCTTTAGATTTTGCAACAAATTATGCAGGTGAAAGTATTGTAGACCAAGGTTTAGGTTCTTCGATTGAAGGATGGGCTACAGATGCTGGCAAAGAAGCAGCAAGGACAAATATTTTGACAGGTTTAACTAACAAACTTGGACCTTTAGGTAACATGGTCAAAGATAGTAGCTATTACAAAATGGCTGATTTTGCTACAAACCCACTTTTGGGTTCTGGTACAAGTTTAGATAATCCTTTTAGGCAAAGACTATTGTCAGCAGCAACTACGCCTTCTGCATATTCAGGAATTGCTAGAGAGCAAGGTATGAATTATTTAAACCCTAATGATGTAGAGCCTACAGTAGTAAGAGCGCAAAACCCATATAATAGATATAGAGGATAGGAGAGTTTAATGGCTTACACGCCTGGAATAAACAGTTTATTAGAAAGATTATTACCAAAAGGTTGGCAGTCTCAAGTAGCGAGTACATTTGGGCCTAAAAGATTTAATAAATTAAGCCAAAGTGAATGGACTCCAGGAAAAACAACTGGTACAGATGAATATACGGATTATTTAAATTTTTTAGAACAGGGATTGATGCCTACACAGAAAGCTTACGATTATTTTACTGTTGGTGAAGATATACCAGATGAAGTTTTTGATAAACAAGGTGCAAATTTTTCAGATTATTGGGTTGACCCATCACAAATGGACCCTGTAAATGTTTTTGACCCTAATTCATTAATGGCTGGTTTTCAAAGAGCTGGCTTGCACGATGCTAACAAGAACATGTTTACTCCTTTTCAAGCTGGTGATTTAAGAGCATTAGACCCGTCATCTTATACAGCTCAAATGGAAAAAGATAGAAGCAATCTATCAACATCACTTCAAAATAAATTAGCTGCATCAGCAGGTCTAGGTGGTGGTTTTGCTGGATATGGTGGCAGAACAGAAGCACAAGATTTAGCAACACAACAATTTCAAAGTGGCGCAGAAGGATTATATGCAGATATTAATAAACAAAGAGCAGGCGCTGTTGGTAGCTTGTATTCTAAACTAGAAGATTACGACAAGTTAATATCTCAAGCAACTTAAAATTAAGGAGAATATAGTTGGCAAGGTTAGTTCCCCCAGGTAGTGCAGTAAATATGGGTATCGAAGACCCTTTATCTAAATTAAATAAAACTTTAGATACTTTCTCAAGACTTCAATCTATTATAGGTAATCAACAAGCACTTACTCAAAAAAGAGATACAAGCGCTATGAATACTTTAGCTACGTTAAATGGGCTAATTGGTGGGGCTGATGATAAAGGTGATTTAACATACGCTCAAAATATTTATGATAATTTAGATATTAATGATATGAGTAATCCTAATACAGAACTTGTACATGGGATGATAGGCAGGGAATTAAGTTCTAAAAGTGAAACTTTCGATAATATTCTTACTTCAGGTAATGAATTAGCTGATTTAATGACATCAGAATTTTCAGTGTATGATTCAGAAGGAAAAGGCCCTATGGCAGAAAAAAGACTTTCTGATATGAATGCTAATGAACTTATTAATTATTTTAATTCAGTAAAAGGTGATGAGGGTGCTTTAGGTGAAATAACTAAATTAAACGATAAAATTAATAAATTTTATATGCAAACTTCTACAGTGTTTGGAATGACAAAAGAAGGGCGATTCCAAAAAAGACCTAATTTTAAATTTACAGATGTTAATGGAACTGAAATAGACCCTAGTGAATATATGCTTCAATTGCAAAAATACCAAAACAGATTAAATATTTTTATAGAAGCTGGTTTTAACGATGGAATTTTAAATACAGAAGAAGCTGAGGCTATAGTAAACGGAGATATTGGAAGATTTTCAGCGCTTAAAGAAAGAAGGAATCAAGAATATAAAACTTTAGCCCAACAAGGTACAACTACGCTAAAAAATATTGATTCTAAAATTGTTACATTATCTAAATCTAGTGATGATGGCATGATAGAACAAATGATAAATGATTTTAAAGCAGACCCAAAAATGCTCGACCAATTTTATGATGACGTGACTAAACTAAATCCAGCAGACGGATTTGAAATAACCTCTGACACTGAACAAAATGCTTTAAATGCTGGGCAACGTGCAAGTAGAAATACAAAAGAAGAAAATTTAGCTTGGTATAATAAATATAGAGAACAACATGCAAATTTGTTTGATTTCCATAGAACTGGCGCACAATCTTGGGGTTTTGGATGGTTTGGTATGCCAGAAGAAGAATATAATTTATTTGGTGACAACAATCCCGAAACTGATAAAAATGAAATTGTAACTCCTATGTTAGATGAAAATAATAATCAAATTTCAGATTATATTGAGCAACCTGAAGGAGCTGGAAAAGATAAAATTACAGTAACTAAATCTGATGGTAGTGAAGAAAAGATTGATTCAGGCGTAGTAATTAATGAAGCTTTATCTGATGATGCATTAGGAATATCTACTAAACCGCCATCAAAGGACAAATCTTTTTGGTGGAAATATGAAGAACCTTTAGTATTAGGCGGTGGTGCTTCGGCAGCAGGTGTTTCTTATCTTTATGGAAATAAAATTGCAGACGTTGGAAGAAATTTAAAATCTGCATACAATTTACCATCAAATGCTATTCGTGATTATATTTCTGGAAACCCAAACAACCCATTAGGTAATATAACAATGTCTAGCGAAGACATAGCTGTAATTGATACAAAAGTAAAAAAAATTGATAAAACAATAAACAAAGTAGACTCTCAGATTAAGCATCATGAAAAAGAATTAAAAAATTATAATGCAGAAACTGAAAAAATTAAAAATAAAAATACTTTAGATAAAAACAAAACAATAGAACAAGCAGAATTAGAAAATAAAAAAAGAGAATTAGGAAAGAAAAAGATAGAAAAAAAGATTGATAATACTAAAAAAAGAAAAGCTTCATTAGAAAAAAACAAAGTAAAAATAGAAACACAAAAAACAAATCAAGGTAGAATAGCTGAATCATATGCAAAAAAAAATAGATTAAATGTTAAGAATGTTAAAAATTTAATTGAAAACGGTTCTGATTCAAGGACTAATGTATACAGAATGAAAGCAGCTATAGATGAAAGTCTGGAAAAAGGTTATAAAGCATTAAAAAAAGGAGTAACTACAACAGCCTCTTTTGGTGCAAGAAACTATTTAGGGTTTAGTTTGGGTGAAAAAGTTGCTGATTATCTTGGTTATGAAATTCTTGATTTACCAGTTGTAGGCGATATAGGTGCTGGTGTTTTAGGTATGGGAGGTCAATCAGTACTTAAAAAAATATATGATAGAGGAATAAGAAGTAGAGTAAATAACAGTATGCTAACAGTAATGATGCGTAACCAGCAAAACATAATTGCATCGAGGCTAAAAAAAGAGCTTAAAAAACAAGTATGGAAAAAAGGGTGGAAGATGGCAGCTAAAAGAGCGGCTCTTAGAGGAGGTATATACCTTACTACAGCAGGTACTACAGGTGGTGTTACTCCTGTCTCAGTAGCAGGATATATTCTTAATACTGGATTAATTCTTACAGATGTATATGCTATAGCTAAAGTATTGTTTCATGACGAGCTAATATCAGATGAAGAAAGGCAAGCAATAATAGATGAAGGTAAAAGGTTAGCAGCTTTAAGCCAAAAAGAATTTTTAGAAGAAATGTCAACTATAGAAGGTAGAAAAGGTAGATTAGCTATGCCTTCTGATAGTCCTGGAAATTTTAATAAGCCACCTTCAGATAATATTGATTTTAAAGAAAAATTAAAAGATATTGGTATACAAATAGACGAGTTTGAATAATAACATGGCGTGGAATCAAGACGAGATTTTAAATTGGTACAGAAGTAGGACTCCTGAAAGATATATTGATGTTCCAGATGAAGAGGTTTATGAAGAAGCAAATGATTATGCTTTTAAAAAATATGGTAGGAATTTAGCACCATACATACCAAAACAACCACCTCCTAATAGTGTAGGAAATATTCCTGTAAATACTGGTCAAGATGGCGACAGAGATGACCTTTCTAAAGTAGATGTATCCCCAAACAAATTAAAAGGATTATCAAAGCTTTCTGCTAGTATTGGTACAGATATAAGTGCCTCTGGGTTTATAGCAGAAATGTTACCAAATGGTATTGACCTTCCTGGCGAAACTTTTGATGTATCCCCTGAATTTTTTCAAAAATCATATAATGAATCATTAGCTGGGCAGGCATACCAAGCTATTCATGGTAGAGAAGCTTATGATATAGGCGATTATACAAATGATAACGATTTACAAGGGTGGTTAGCTGAATCTGGACAATTTTTGTTAGGTATGGTAAATGCTCCAGAAGTACTTGCCTATGCAACAGGTGCTAAATTAGGTTTATGGGGAGCAATGAAAGGAACTTCTTTGTTAAACAGATACGGTATTCTTGGGTTAACAAAAAGTGCAATTCAAAAAGGTTCAGTAGGTGGTGTACAAAACAGAGCGTTAGGCACTGCTTTAATTCATTCCAGTCTAGAAACTGGTGTAGCATTAGGAACTTTAGGCGCTACACACTCTGCAACACATTCTGCTGCTGTTCAAAAAATGGAAACAGGCAGAATTGATGCAAATAAAGTTTTATTAGATGGAGCTAAAGGATTTGGAGAAACTTTTCTTATAGGTGCGCCTGCTGGTATGGTATCAAAAGGTTTGCTTGGAAGTAAATATGCTATGGCTAAATTAGCTTCTGATAAAAAAGCATTGGATATAACAACAAAAGTTATGTATGGATTACCTACTCAAATTGGTACAGAAGCTCTTGCTTTCACTACTTTACCATCTTTATATAAACATTTAGGTGAAGCAACAGGAATACCAGTACCTGAATCTTTCAAACAAGCTCCTGGAATATTAGACGAAGGTTATACAAGAGCTTTATTCCAAAATACAGTTCTTATAGGTACAATGGTTGGTTTTGGGCATGCTGCTAGAAAAATGAAAGGAATAGATGATACTCATATATGGGCGTTAAAATTATTAGAACAAGGCAAAAAAGATTCTAAAAAAATTATTAATAGTACAGAAAGAGTAAAAGAAAGATTAGAAGAGGGTGGAATTAAAGTTGACCCAGAAATGTTAAAATTAATAGGCCAAGAAAGACAAAAGGCATCTCTTTCAGAAGCAGAATTAAACGATTTTAAAACTAATCAAAAAATTGTTAAAAAAATAATTGAAAAAATAGAATCACAAGGTTCTGAGTCTTTAACTCCTAAAGAAATAGAACAATTAGCGGATTTATCTGGGGCTGTAAAATTAGTAGAGTTAGGTACATGGGATGAATTATTTAAAAACCCTACTAAACTTAGAAAAATTATAGAAGAACGAGCGGGTGGGAAAATAACAGATAAAGAATTTGAAATTTACCAAAAAGCATTAGAAGTAAAAATGAATGATACTATAGCAACTTTTGGTAAAATGAATGAAATAATGACTGGTATTAATCCAAATCCACCAGTGCAACAAGCTGGTGCTAAAACACCAACAACAGGAACATCAATAACTCCAGAAACTTTAGTTAAAAAAGGACTTCTTGATAATCTAGGAAATCAAAAAATTGACAAAAAAATAGTTTCTACAGTAGAAGAAAAACAAGAATATTTAAACCAAGGATATGAAGAACAAGTTCCTGGTCAGGTTTCTCCCCAGCCTGTTATAACTGAAGAAAGAATAAAACAGTTATCTAAAGAAGGAACGATTGAAGGCGCATCTGAAATGGGGATAGGGTATAATAAAGCAAAAGAATTTATGAATGCAGAAAAAAGGATTGAAACATCTGCTGAAGAATTTTTTACATATAAAGAAAAAGGAAAAGAAAAAAGAAGTTCTAACAAGAATTTAATAGATAAAAGAACAAACACAATGAAAGATGTTAAAAAAGATGACGCTGGAAATTATAGTGACATTACAGCTGTAATTGATTACGCTCTTCATTACAGTAAGGGAAAAACAACAAAGTTATACAGAGGTTATAGTTCACAAGTAGCAGATTATGTAAATTGGCTACATAAAACTAAAAAGAAAACTATCCCAACATCAAATGCTGACGATGTTCATCAATACTTAGCTGAGGTGGTTTTGGCGAGGGGAACAAAATCAAAACTTTCTTCATCAGATATTAATCCTTTTGCAACATTTTATCAATATGTTGATTCAAAATTTCATCCAAATGGAGAAAGAGTTACAAATAATATAAGTTATACTAGAGCTAATGAGTTACGGTTTGTTAGAGTAAGTGGACCAAAGGGAGGTATAGATACTAAAAAATTAAATACAATAGACGTAACTATTGATAAAGCTATAACAGAATTACAAAAAAAATTAGGTTCTGGGAAAGCTTTTGATGAAGCTATTGTTATATCAAAGTTAATTAAATATGGTTTAAGAGACCAAGAAGTAAATAGAATAACAACAGAACATATAATAAAACATCCTACAGAAGGGTGGTACATAGATTTAGGTTTACCACAAGGGACAGGCGTTAAGTTTATTTCAAAAAATAATACTGCTGCTACAGTTATACCAATTCCAGAAAAACTTGCAAAAGCAATATTAGAATTAGGTAAAAATTTAAAAAAAGGTGAATTAATTTTTGATGCAGATGTGAAAATTGGTAATACAAAGCGAATGAAAGCTATAGCTCAATTGATATATGGAAAAGATTACGATTGGAGTTTAGGGAGTAGACATATGTTAGATACTAAAGCGTTACAATTAGGTTTAAATGAAGCGCATATGAATATTTACCTTAGACATGGTAAAACTGCTTTAGATAAAATTTATAAAAATGAAAGTGTATTAGATGTATTAATAAGACACAAAGAATTACAAAAAAAATTAGGTATTTCTGGCGAGGGGAAATATCAACTTGAAGGCGTTGGACAGCCTATGTCTGCTAAAGAACTGGCTCCATGGCTTGATGCCCAAATTAAAAAGAATCCTGGACTTGCATTAAAAAAATTAAAAGACGCTGACTTTGTAGGTAGATTTTATGAAGGTGTTATTGATGTTACTATGGGCAAAGCCAACAAGTTTACATTCTTCCATGAAAATGCACATAGATTAAAAGCAATGATAGATGCCAGTGGAAACAAAAGATTAAGTAAAGTATGGGGTCAAGCAGAAAAATTATTTAAAAAAGAAGCCAAAGGTAGAAACATGGAAGAGTTTCTTGCTGATGAAATAGCTAGATATGGGCTTAAACGTGAGCAACCAGCTACATTAAAACAAAAGATGGGTGGATGGTTAAATAGAGTCTGGTCTACCGTAAAATCGGTGTTTTTTGGCAAAGAAAGATTAACTAAAAATGATGTAAAAAATATACTTGGAGAAAAAGTATTTAAAGGTTTTGAGTTTAATGTTAATTCAAAAGCTAATAGTATAGCAAGATACAAGTATGCAACTACAGAAGAGTTTTCTAAAGGATTAAAAAAACAATTTAAAGATTCTTTAACAGATAAG